GTTGATGAACAAACACAACTTAATGAAAATTATGAAGATCTAGACCTTAAGCTACAGGGGTGGAATCAAAAGCCTTGCGCAATAGTAGGTTCCCCCCCTGTAGGGACAGAGGGTCTAGATCCGCAGCATCCTGGTGATGAATATAGGATTGCTGTTTATGATGGTACTAACTGGGTTAGAAGCCTTAATCATGTTAGTAGTTGGGGCGCATGGTCTAATCTTAGTCTTAGAGCGCCTGCTGTAGAACGTGCAGGGTTTACTCCTCGGATTCGAATTAATGAATGGACCAGACAGGTTCAGCTATCCGGAGGAGTCCTACTTAATGTTGCTGCTGATCCTTGGCCTACAGGGTCGGATGTAGAAATTACTGCGGATGCAGCTATTGCTAACTCATTTGCCCCTGTTCCCGGCGGCCTCAGTTTCTTTGAGGCTGCCACTTCGGCAGTTACTGCTGCTAGCAGTTTTGCAGCAGCACTAATTAGAATATCTACAGAGGCTGGCCCCTCTAGGACTTCTATTAAGGTTAGATTTCAGGGCGATGCAGGCGGAGGAAACTTCGTTATGTTGGATCGTCTTAAGTGGTGGTATTAATGGCTGATGAATTTACGCCTAACTATGGGCTATTTAAACCAGTCCCCACTGATTCTATGGCTGACGTTAAAAAGAATCTAACCGATAGTTTTGAGAAGCTAGTTACTCGTGCTGACCCTACAGTTATTGCTAATGGTGGAGCACTCCCCCAAGTTGGCGATTACGAAATTGGCGATCGTGTAATTCGTATGAAGGCCGTAGCGGATTCTTTCGACCATACAAGCTCGTTTATTCTTGTATGTAAAGATGCTACTTGGGGCTGGCATTGGCGACCAGTACAGAATATTCTTTCACCTTGGATAGTACTCCCCGCAGGCGTAATAGACAACGTTAACTGGTCGCTTAATGCTACGTATCCCCCGGCTATCGCGCTCGATAGTCGAGGTTTTGTGCACTGGCGTGGAGCAATTACTTTCAACGCGAGCATCGCTAACATGACTAGTTTCTTTCCATTTAAGACTCTCCCTGTAGGACTCAGACCTAATTCTGATTTCTATCATACCGTCCCTGTAGACCCAATTAATAGTGGTACCGGACTTACAGGTTACAAAGGTGGGAGAGTTAAAATGGAACCAGACGGCACCTGTAGATACATGTTTTTTAATACTTCAGGTACTACTGTTAGAAATGCATGGCTCACTGGACTTGAATACTGGTCCTCCTATACGTTTGCCTCGGCGGGTTAAATGGCTAGATACGCAAAGCCTATCGTTAATTTTGCAGATGCCATTAAAGAGATGGCAGATGGTCTTAATCGTGTTGCCGTCACTCCGGATATGAATTCGTATGTACCCCATGAAAAACAGAAGAAATTTCATAAGTCAGATAAGCCAGTACGACTCTATATTGGTGGTAACCGATCAGGTAAGACTACCGGTGGTATTGTTGAAGATATTTGGTGGCTCACCGGTAAGCATCCTTATCTTGATACTCCTAAGAATAGGCCAGTAGCAGGACGTATTATTTCTGTTGACTTTGCTAATGGTGTTAACAAGATTATTAAGCCTCAACTACAGCAATGGGTTCCTCCATCCCAACTTAGAGGTGGATCGTGGTTTAGTGCTTATGATTCTGCGGAGCGAGTACTTAATTTTGAGAATGGTTCCTTTGTAGAGCTAATGTCGTATGACCAGGATCTAGACAAATTTGCTGGTACTAGTCGAGATTTCATTCACTATGACGAAGAACCCCCAGAGCATATTAGGATTGAAAATCTAGCGCGACTTATTGACCGCAAGGGTCGAGAATGGTTCACGCTAACCCCTGTAGAGGGAATGATTTGGATTTTCGAGCAGATTTATGAACCGGGACGTATTGGTGATCCTGAGATAGATGTTATCGAAGTAGGGATGGAAGAAAATCCCCATCTTGATCCACAAGCTGTAGAGGATTTTCTTAGTAAACTTACTCCCGCAGAACGTGAAATTCGCGGTGCTGGACATTTTGTTCAGCGTGGTGGACTAGTTTATAAGAACTTCTCGATAGCTACGCACGTTATTGATCCTGTAGATATGAAGATATTGGCGCATCCTGCTAATCGTTGGTATATGTCACTAGACCATGGATTTAATAATCCTACAGCCGTGCTATGGCATTGTGTAGAGCCTGATGGTCGAGTTATTACTTTTGCTGAGCACTATGAAGCTGAGAAAACTATTGATTATCATTCGGAAGTTATTAAAACTCGGGATGAAACACATGGGAGACTGCCCGATCTGAGAGTCTGTGATCCGGCCCTACAGCAGCGTCAGGCGCTTACTGGAACTTCCATCCAGGTTGAGTACGCCATTCGTGGAATAGGTATGGCTCCAGGAAATAATGATGTAAAAGTTGGTATAGCTAAAGTTAATCAATATTTGGATTTTGGTGCTGATGGTAAACCCAACTGGCTCATTACCAAGAATTGTGGTAACCTGATCAAAGAGATTGGGAGACTTCGTTGGAAAACTTGGGCATCACGTAAACAACAGTCTGAGAATAACCCTTATGACGAAATTCATAAAAAAGATGACCACGCGTGTGATTCCGCCAGATACTTCTTTTCCTTTCTTCCGGACCTCAAAAAGCCGCCTGAGCTTCCTAAGAAGTTGGAACTTCCTGCGATTGGCGGCAATAGTGCTAAGTGGGCTCATCTTCCTAATATTGATCCTAATCTAACTCCGCAGGCTCTAAATAAAAAGACTGAATGGAGAGAGGTACTTAACGATGACTGATGTTGACCCTAAGATTTGGGAAAATCCTACTCTTGGTGCAGCAGGAGCCGGGCCTTTTCTCGACGAAGTAGACGCTCAGGCTAGGGAAGATTATAATGCTCGTCGCGAAGGTCGTGAACCGCGTGTTGCTTATCACGTAGATCGGTACCCGAAATACCCGGATCTTAATGTTCCTTCATCGGTTAGTACTTTTGAAATGCTTAGTCCGGATGAAGTTCCTGTAGAGGAATCTCTCCCTGTAGAGGAAGATAATTTGTCTTCCCCTGTAGAGGAAGATCCTACTAGTTCCGTTGATCTTGATAACCTTTTTAAGGACATTGATAATGACAGTGAGCCCACAGAGTAGGGTACAGATACTAAATACTCCCATTGCTGCGCCTGGTAATTGCTGCATGTGCGGTAGTGTAGGCGGAGACGATCGTAAGTTTATTGACTTCGGTAAGCAGCTAGACTGGTATGGTGCTGTTTATTTCTGTACTGAATGCATTAAGGAATTTGCAACTGCTGTAGATTTTATTGCTAAGTCTGCTTTTGATGCTCTCTACAGGGATTTTCAGAAGCTCCAGGTAGCGCATGATAAACTTACATTGAGGAATAGGGCTGTGGAAGATGCTTTTCGCACTGTTCTTGGCAATAACGATAGTCCTATTGATGATCTTGTCAATCATCCTGTGGCTTCTATACAAAAGTCAGATACAGGCGTGGAAGCTAATAGCGGATCTATTGATGGAGATAAGGAGACAGAACACTCTCCTAGCGTCGAAGGATCTGACGACCTTTTCGACTCTGACGACTTTGAATAATAATGGTGTGGTCCCTGTAGACCAACCGTTTATTCCGCAAAATGATGAAGAAATAGCCAAGCATATTGCTAAACAGTATATAGAAGCAGGTATTGATCCTGCTTCTGCTTATGATAATCCTGATGATGCTCTCGGTGAGCTAGGACTTAAGGGTCACGGATTTTAGAAGGGAGGTAATTGACTGTAGAACCCTCTATGTCTTCTATGATGGGTGGAACTGTAGAGGACAATAATAAATATAGTGATAAGCAGCTTTCTGATCTTGCTAAGTCATCTAAGCGTAAGGATCAGGAGAATCGTATTATTGAGTGGACTAAATCTGCTCATATGCGATGCCGAACGATTAGGCAGCAACTTGAGAGACAGTGGTATATCAACCTGGCTTTCTACATTGGCAAGCAGAATGTCGCAGTCATTCCTATTTCTTCTGCTAGCAGCGCTGCTACTGGAGTACGGCTATATATCCCTCCTGCTCCTTATTATCGTGCTCGTCCTGTAATTAACCGTATTCGGCCTATTATTCGTACTGAACTGGCTAAGTTGACTTCACAAAAGCCAACTGCTACTATTGTTCCAGCATCAAGTGATGATAAGGATCTCGCTGCTGCACAGGCAGGAGAACAAATTTGGGACTCGACTTACAGAGAAAAGAAGATTAAAGCTACGTTTCGTCAAACTATGCTTTGGACTTTGTGTACTGGTACTGGTTTTATGAAGACATATTGGGACCCTAATAAGAAAGATCCCCAGGGTGAGTCTGGTGATTTTTGTTATGAGAATATAACTCCGTTTCATCTATTCTTTCCCGATATGCTTGTAGAGGATATTGAGGATCAGCCTTATATTATCCATATTCAGACCAAGAGTCCTGAATGGGTACAGGCGCGTTATCCTGGTATTAAGGCACAGCCCAATGTAATGGAAGCTAACGATATCCTTAATGATAGCTTCTTGCAGCTTGTTGGGGCAGGCGATTTTCGCAAGAATGCTATTCTCTGTTACGAAGTTTGGGTAAAGCCAGGGCATGTAGAATTTATGCCTAATGGAGGAATGTATACTATTATCGGTGATACTATCGTTCAGTATACTGAAGGTAACCCTTACCACCATCAGCAATACCCATTTATTAGATTTCCTCATTTGCCTACAGGTAGATTCTATGCTGATTCAGTTATTACAGACTTGATCCCTGTTCAGCGAGAGTACAATCGTACTCGTGGTCAAATCATTGAAGCTAAAAATCGTATGGGTCACCCACAATTGTTGGCGGCTGAAGGTTCTATTGATGCTTCCAAGATAACTACTGAGCCGGGTCAAGTTATTCTTTATAAACTTGGATTTCCTATTCCTCAGCCTCTTCCACTTCAAGATCTTCCTTCTTATGTTGTTCAGGAAATTGAACGACAGCTTTTGGATTTTGAAGATCTTAGTGGCCAGCATCAGGTATCTAAGGGTCAAGTTCCTCCGGGAGTAACAGCCGCAACGGCTATTAGCTTCCTACAGGAGCAAGACGAATCTATGCTCAGTACTACATTTGCTGGTATTGAAGAAGGTTTTGAGAAGATAGGCTATCAGACTCTCAATTATGTGAAGCAATACTGGACTGTCCCTCGTGCAGTTAGAGTAGTTGGTCGCGATGGGCAATTTAATGTAATGGCATTCGCTGGTTCAGATCTCCGATCTAATACGGATATTAGGGTTGAGGCTGGCTCAGCTCTCCCAACTTCTAAAGCTGGTAAGCAAGCTCTATTGATGGATCTTATGACCAATGGATTTATTCCACCGGAAAAGGGTCTTGAGCTTATGGAAGTTGGCGGAGTTAACAGACTTTATGAAGAGATTCAGATTGATAGTTCTCAGGCTGCACGTGAGAATATGAAGATGAGTACTGTTACCGAAGAAAATATGGCTCAGTATCTGCAAACCTTCCAGGGTACTGATCCTGTTACTCAGCAAGCTATAATGGTTGATCCTAATACTGGTGGACCCCTTGTAGATGAAATGGGCATGCCTACTGAACCTCCTCTTATTGTACCTGTTAATAGTTACGATAACCATCAAATTCATATTCAGGTTCACAATAACTATCGCAAGGGTCAGGAATATGAACAGCTTCCTCAGCGTATTAAGGATCTGTTTGAAGCCCATGTTAATCAGCATATGATGGCTATGGGTATGATTCCTGGTATGCCTGCTCCTAGTGAAGGTGCTCAGCCTATTACTCCGGGACAGGCTTCTACTGATGGAACAGCACAACAAATGGTAGATACTGGGCAGGCGCCCGTTAGTGGAGGATTTGGAGGCTAATGGCAGATGCTCTTTTGGGAGCAGTAAATCTTAACTATACCGACATTCGTAGAACTCAGGGTGCAGCCACTAACCCTATTACGAATTACGCGGAGACTGAGGATATTACAGCAATTAAGACTGCGCTGAATACCTTTGACGCGTTTACTTACACCGCCGAGAATATGGCGACGATGACTCTTAATGACCTTATTTTCGCTTGGCGCGCCTGTAGAGGTCAGCAGGCTTCTATTACTGATTACTACCCTGCCCAGACTGCGAGGGTCGCATAATGAAGAAGCAGCTTCCCCCTGGTCTTACTAAGGCTAATAATTCTCCTGTAGGGAGCGCTGGACAACCCTCGGGTGGAGATGCTAAGATGAATGCAATTAGTCGACGTATCGCAGCCCGACGCAAGAAGGATAGTGGGGCTAAGAATTAATGAATAGACACCCTTCTGTAGAAGCTATTACTCGTTTCTTTGAATACGATCATCTTCCTGAGCCTCTTCGATTTATTTCATTTGCTTGCGCAGAACTTTCTGAAACTATTCTGGGTAGAATTGATGATGATCCTGAGCTTACTGCGGGTCTTCGAAAGCTCCTTGAAGCTAAGGATTGTTTTGTAAGGGCTATGGTGGCACAGGAAAATAAATCTAAGAGCGAACCTCGCGAAGGTAAGCCCATTTAATTGAAATAGGTTTAGGGCCTCCGGTAACGAGAGGTACGAGCCTGGAAATTAGAGGAAATAATGGGAACTCCTATCGAATCGACCGGAGAAGTACAGGGAATCGAGCCGACGGGCGAAGGTTCTCCAGGGCTTAATCCGGCGTGGAGTGAAGTTCTTGATTTGCTGCCAGAACAATTTCATTCAGTAGTTACGCCTACATTTAAGAAGTGGGATGATTCCGCTAACCAGCGTGTGGAATCTGTTAATGCCCAGCTTGCTCAATTCGAGGCGTATAAGCCTTATGTAGAGCATGGTATTACTTCTGAGGAACTCGAACAGGGTATTAGGCTCCTGTATGAGATCAATAATAATCCTCGGAACGTGTATTCTGCTCTCCAGAGTGCTTATAATTTTGGACAACAGCCGGAAGGCCAGGAAACAGAGGAAGAGGAAGAGAATCCTCTCAGTAATCTTCCTCCTGAGATTCTGGAAAAGCTTAATCAGCATGATGGGCTTCTTCAAGCTGTATCCCAAATTGTACTGAATGATGCGCAGGCTAAGCAGGATGCAAACGCTGATAACGCGCTTAATAAGGAACTTGAAGATCTTAAGACAGCGCATGGAGAATACGACGAGGATTACGTTCTCGCTAAGATGCAACTGGGTATGTCTGGAGAAGACGCAGTAAAGTCTTATCAGGCTCTGGTTCAACGTATTACTCCTCAGCCTTTTGCACCTACGCTTCTTGGTAGTTCTGGTGGGAATGGTATTCCCTCTAATGCGATCGATCCAACTAAGCTTAGTAACAAAGAAACTCGTAATCTCGTTGCAAAGATGGCTGAGGCCGCAGCGCGGCAACAGTAACTTAAGTCCGGAGGTTAATGGGAGCTACGCTCACCACAGCAACTAATATTCTGAAGGAAATTTACGAACCGCGTATTCGTGAACAGCTTCAGAATTGGCTTAAAACTTCTAAGCGTATTGAGCAAACTTCAGAAGGTGTTACTTCTGAAGTCGGCGGTAAGTACGTTGTATTTCCTGTTCACGTCAAGCGTAACCATGGTATTGGTGCGCGACTTGAAATGGAACAGCTTCCTGTAGCTCAGAACCAGGGTTATGCCCGTGCTCAGGTTCTTTTGAGCTACCAGTATGGTTCTGTTAGACTTTCGGGTCAGTCTATGGAATTGGCCCAGAGTAATTTCCAGGCTTTCGCATCAGTTCTTGATGAGGAAGTTAATGGTATTCAGCGAGATCTGGCGAAGGACTTTAACCGTCAGGTTTATGGCACTTCTGTAGGTGCTCTCGCTACTATTACTGGTGCTAACGCGGCTGCGGTTATCCCGGCTACGAATACCCAGTATCTTGAAGTTGGAATGCTTGTAGATGTTTACGACGCTACAGGTGTTACCCTCAAGACTGCTGTAGGTGGCGTGACTATTACCGCCATTACTAAGAACACCAACTTTACGGTGTCTACAGCACCTGGTGTAGCTACAGTTAACACGGATATTGTTGTCCGTCAGGGTTCGCTTAACCGAGAAATTATCGGTCTGGCCCAGATTGTTGATGATACGGCTCCTCTGTTTAATATTAATCCTGCCACAGAGCCTCTGTGGAAGTCTGTTATTAACTCTAACGGTGGGGTTAGTCGGGCTCTTTCTGAGGGTCTGATGATTAAGATGGTCGATGATGTTTACACCAATGGTGGGAATACTACGGCTATCTTTACTACCCTCGGTGTCCGTCGCGCTTACTTCAACCTGCTTACTCAGCAGCGACGTTATTGTGACACGAAGGACTTTGAGGGCGGATTTAAGGGTCTAGCATTCGCTACAGATAACGGTGAAATCCCGGTTATCACCGATGTTGACTGCCAGCCTAACCGTATGTACTTCATTAACGAGAAGGAACTTAAGATCTACAGGGAATCAGACTGGTCCTTTATGGACCGAGACGGTTCCAAGTGGCAGCGCGTTATTGGTTATGATGCTTATGACGCTACACTTTATAAGTACTGCCAGCTCGGTACCCACCGTCGTAACTCTCACGGTAAGATCACAGATATTACTGAAGCATAAGTAATTCTCTTAGAGAGGCGTCTATAGGTTAACCCCCTGTAGGCGCCTTTCTTGTAAATGAAACGAGGTTAATGGCGGCTCCAGAGGCCGAGTCAGTTAATACTATGCAGCAAAACTCCTTTGTTAAACTGGGAGATGGTTCTTACGCCAGACAAGTTAGTACTGCTGCGGGTGGGGCTGCGCAATCAGTAACTATTGCGACCACCGGTAACACAATTAAGATCGATCCGGCTAACAGCACAGTTAAGCTGGATCAGACTGATCCTAATAACAGAGTAGCAACTATACCCAACCCTGCTGAGAATAGTACTTCAGTTACGGATACTGCTACGGTTGCTGCTCCTGGCGCTGGAGTTACAGTATGCGAAACTGTAGCTTTGGCCGCAGGAACTTGGGATCTGGAAGCTATTACATTTATTGGTGGAACTACAGTAGCTGCGACTGAACAAACTAATATGCGTCTGCGTATAGGTACTACGGCTATTAGTCGTGTCCTTAATCCTGTTCCTGGCACTACTGGAGCTGTAGGTACTGGACAGCTTAGAGTTCGTGTCATTGCTCCTGGCGGAACTACAGCTAATATTATTGCTGTCGCGGCTGCTACTGCTAGCTCTGTCTACAGCGGGAGTATTGTAGCCAGGAGGGTACTTTAATGTCAGACAGAGTATTTAATGGCAATTGGTACTTCCCTGTAGACGGAACTTTTGTAAGCCAGAAACAGATTCGAATTAATGAGGTCCTACAGGATTATGATCCTACATTGCAACTCCAGTTCATTCCCCCGAATCAGCGTAGTGAAAGAGACCTTGCCTTTCGGGTTGTCGCTTTCCCACCAGGACGAGCACCTTATGCAGTCTGCTTTGCACCAGAAGCTGACGAACGTCTTTTGGCAAGAGTATTTGAATCAGATCAAACAAACTCCCCCAACAAGCTAAGTTTTATCGAGAACTATAATAATGCTCTCGAACTAGTACGTGCCAAAGAAGATATGGAACAGCGTCAAGAATTGCATGAGATGGCCGCGGCCATTCTTCGTAATAATAAGTCGTCATATACCATTAAAATGAACGGGGAGGTGATTGACTTTGAACGTCCAGGACGTCGTCACAAGAGTAAAACGTACATTTGGTGATGAGTCAGGTGTTCAAATAACTGACGATGATATTATTCGTTGGATTAATGACGCTCAAGAAAAAGTAGGGCTCGAAAACGAGGGCCTTATGGAAACTACTGCGTCAGCTAATATTGTTCAAAGCCAGATGGAATACGACGTCCCAGCAGACTTTAGTGTACTTCGTAGCCTTAAGTATAAGGGTTACCGAATTAAGCCGATGTCCTTTGCCGAATTTAATGAATATATTGATGGTTATAGTGCTGCTGATGGTGTAAGTCCTTATGGTCCGGGTATTCCTGAGATTTTCATGGTTTGGAATAATAAGATTACTGTATTCCCCAAGCCTAATGAAAATGTAACTAACGGACTTACGATATACTATATTAAGCATCCCGCCTCTGTAGGCACACTAGCTGATGATCTATCGATTCCACTCCAATATCATAATACTGTAGTTAATTATTGTCTACAGCAGGCTTATGAACTGGATGAGGACTATCAGAAAGCAGAACTTAAGAAGGCTTCTGTAGCTGATGAACTTATGAAATTGAATGACCGTAATAAGTGGATTTCACAAGAATACTATCCGCGTATCACAACACTCCCGGAAGATGAGAATTACGGAAACTACGGATACTGGGGAGGCTATTTTTAATGCCTTCCAAAACTAATACGGCAATACAGGAACTAGAAGTAGGTCCATTTTCAGGAGGTATTAACAATTACTCTGACCCAGCTAAAATTGCTGATGACGAGATGGTTGATTGTATTAATTTTGATATTCAACTTGATGGTTCTCTTAAGTCTAGACCTCCTTGGTCATTGCTAACATCAACATCTAATACTTCATCGTCTAGTGCTTCTGACCCTCCCGATTCCTATCAGCTAGTTATTGGTACGGGCACCTTTGAGGGTTACCGATTTATCATTATCAATAGTAATCACACGGGTACTGCTAGTTCATATATCTATTATGTGGATGGACCTAACACAGGTATTCTAGCTCTCATCACCCCAGGGTCACATAGTAAAGCTCATCGATACGATAATGATATCTATTTGGTTCCTGATATTGGTAACACGGGACTTGGGGCAAAATATGACCTCTCTACAGGTGTTGTAACTGTCATCGCGTCGATGCCTGTAGGTTACGCATCTGTAGTTTACAAGGATCGTTTGTGGATTAGTGGTCGTCGTAATGAGGCTAATAACTCTCGATTGTTCTTCAGTGAACTTGCGAACTTCTCTGCTGCATGGCCAGGTGTTAACTTCTTCGATATTAATCCTGGCGATGGAGATGCCGTTAACGAATTGGTAATCTATCAGGGAAACATGGTTATCTTTAAGGATAACGCTACTTATGTATTGACTTACGACACATCTCCAGCACAAGCTATTCTAGAACCTATTAATGGCGATATTGGCGCGATGGGTCCTCGTTGTGTAGACGTATATGAAAACTCAGTATTTGTTCTTAAGTATAATCAAGTTTATGAAATGTCTAATTATGACTTTGTCAGAGTTAGCGTTAAGCTGCCATTTGAATACGATGAATCTCTCCCTGTAGATAACGATTATGAAATGGGCGGCCAATGGTGGAAATATCCTTTCTGGCTTAGAGTAGTTGGAGATCGAGCAGTAGTTAGATTTTATAATAAACTATATGTGTATCATCTTCGACTTAGGGCTTGGACACGGTGGGATTCTAACGATATTAATATAGCCTATCTAGGTCCCATAATGCGTCTGGATAATACTAATACGGATCTTCTTAGGGGTTTTGATACATACGTAGCAGGATCAACACTAGCTAAGACACCGGATTCTGGTGGATCTGGAGTAACTACAGCATGGAAACGTTACTTCAAGATATTTCAAATGGAAGATATCTATGATGAAGACAATACAGAGGATGGTGATATTACGCCTTCCCCTGTAGATATCTCTTTGACTATGATTACCAAACAATTCGATATAGGCATCAGTCATAGATTCAAGCGCTTGATGCACTGGGGTATCAACTGCTATACTGCAAGGAACGTAACTGGAACCCTGTTTCCGTTTTCAGCAGCGTATAAAACTACGTGGCTACAACTTCATCTGTATCACTGGCATGATCTAAATACATGGGATTATCCACTCACAGATATTCCTGGAATTGTTCAGACGACAGATAATACTGGTAAACAGATTAAATTTATCAGATTTCCTAAATCTCTTAGGTTTAGGCTTCTTCAATTTAAAATAGAGATGATCACTGTAGGCAATATTACTGATGGCCCTGCATCTCTTTATACTGTTACAGCGTTTGTTTCTGGTAAGCAGTTGGTACCAAAGGCGGTGAACTAATGAACATAGTGGACTTCTTCGGGAATAAGCAGGTACCAACACCTGTCAGTGGTAAGATTTTCAATCCTTATTCGGCAGGTAATAAATCCTATGGAGCAGGTAGAAACGCTCCTAATGTGGGCGCTGTAAATAGTCTACAGGGGTACAACGAACGCGATAATCGTGCACAGTCTCGTAAGAATGCGATTATGCGTAGGATGAAAGGTCAGTCTACAGGGAATCCAATGAATAGTAGTGTTCTCGGTTACACATCTAAGGGGGTGTTTAATTAATGGCAAATGCTATGAATTTTACAGCTGCTTCTACTCCTCCCAATAACCTTAAGAAGTATGTTCGTCGCGGAATTACGCCTAGTCGCCCTAAGATTGTAGGTTCTGTACCTGTAGAACCAAGCAGAGACAACACTAAAAAGAATCAATATGACGCCTTGATGAAGCTGTATAAGACCAACAAGGACTCTTATAATAAGACTAAAGTTGGTAAGAAGTGGAAAGAATCTTATATTAAAACTGGTGGTGGTTATGTAGATACCGATTTTGGAGATGGTAATAGAGGCGCGGCTATTCCCTATTCTATCGGACAAAGAGATCTAACTAGAGTTTCAGATACTGTTGCTAAGGGTAGAACTGATGG